AACCAGGAACTACAGGACGAGCGCACCGGCGACATACCTAAATATCGTAAGTATGAAAAGGAATTATTTGAGTTGGAGAAAATCGTTGCCGATGTTGATTTGGGTAAGAATTTAGGCGAGGATTTCAATGTTGATTTTAATGAGTCAGTTGAAATATTATCCGTTAGCGAACAGGATGCGCACGACAAAAACGATATTGCATTGAACATAATCGACACCGCCGATATTCTAATTAGACGCGATCCGGATAAATTCAAAGATAGGGATGCCGCATTGGATCATTTAGTTGAGCGCGGTATGCCCGATCCAAGAATTGTCGTAACGCCAGTCGATAATCTGGTCGCAGCGTTAGCGGGTAATGCGACACCATAATGGCGACCGCTGAACAGCAAATCCGCAAGATCATAGACGACACAACCGAATTGATGACGGGGACATTATTCGAAGTTACCGCCAATGTTGATTCGGCGGATGTCGGGCGCGTAATTAATGCCGTCCAACTTGATTTATTCGAGGATGCAATGAACATCCAAATCAAAGGTGTATTGCAGGCGGGGTTCATTACCGAATTATCCGCATTGACACAAGTAAGCCCGTTATCCGGCCCGATTATACAATCATATATTGATATTGAGGGCGCGTCGTTCCTTGCTAATCTGGGCAAATTAGGGGATACGGTCAAGAATGAGGTAGCAAAGGGAATTTTAACCGGGGCAGGCCGATCCGAAATTGCACGAGCAATCACAGGCTCAACGCTGTCACCGGCCCAATTAGAAACGTTAGTAAACACGGCCTTGAGTACATTTAGCCGGACAATTGACGTCGCGATGCAGAACCAATTACCGCCTGAAACTAAATTGGTTTATATTGGTCCACTGGATGAAAAGACGCGCACGATCTGCATAGAGATGATTTCGGCGGGTGCATTGACACGGGATGAAGTTGATTCACAGTTCCCCGGTGCGCGGAGTGATGGCGGTGGGTTTAATTGTCGCCATAGATGGATTTCACAGGCGGCGACTAATATCAATCAGGAATTTCGGGCGAATAAGATTAAAACAAAGCTAATAGCCGAGGACAAATTCGGCGATCCAAAAACATTAAGACAAATTAATGCCGATAATAACTAAACAGGACTGGCAATCGATGGCGGATAAGACCCGCCTATTCTGGGAGAAATGGACATTCCTAAATAAAAAGGATGTGCAGGGCGTCAAGTTCAAAGGCTATTCTAAAGGATATGGCGAACGGAAGCGCGACAATAAATTTAAGGGGCAGGCGTCGCAGTTCAAAAATTCAACCGCTCCGGTTTTAACTCAGGCATTAATGAATGATTTGCAAACCAAGAGCGTAAACGATAACGGTTATAAATTGGGTTGGACGTCCGAGGGTGCTAAAATTAAGTGGTTGGCAGAGAATGGTCGGGTCATATCAAATGAGGCTAATTTAGTACCGCCAGAGATGGATAAGATAACGCATAAGATAGTCGATCAATCCCTGGATAAGTTTTTAGGTAAGGATGAAACAACAGTTATTAATATTTAACGGGGTTCCATCTCTGCCCTGTATCGCCCCGGTTTGGCTTCCTTTGTCCGGGGCGTTTTTATTTGGTAAAACAATTTACCATTTGTTATATAAGTTTATTTAATTATATTTTAGCAAGAAATGAGGACGATATGACAAATATAAACGAACTCACAGCGAAGATTCGCACAGTGTTAAGCGACGAGGAAGTCGCAAAGGTCGAAACGTTATTGAAAGAGATCGATAGCGCAAATAGTTCTTTTAAATTTGAACTCAAAGGGTTAAACGATGATATTCATGCGTTAAATCACGAGGGTAAAACCAAAAAAGAAAAAATCCGTGAACTGTCAGGTCAACTCGAGACTGCAACCGATAAGATTACCACGTTAGAAGGAAGCGCTGATAATCCAGAACAAAAGAAAGAGTTCGAGCGGTTACAGGGCTTTGAAAAATCACATTTGAAATCATCCAGAACAAAATGGGCGGGTCTTTTAGAATCAATTAAAGATCATGCCGATTTTGACATGGTAAAAAGTAAATTAATACTTGCCGACGATGATACCAAATTTGAGGATATTGCAGATAAAGATATTATCTCAAATCTGTCAGTAATTTCGGATGCACAGGGTTATGGGCGACTTGGAGTTAAGACCCCAAAGGACGGTAAACGTCCTGGCGGTGGTGGCGACGACGATAAACCTCATGATCCATTTAAAGGCAAATTTGGAAATTAGGAGGTATTAGTTTATGGCTAATGCAACTTTGAGAAAACTTGTTTCGGCGTTTGGCGTACAGGGCGAGGCCGCGATTGACCAGTTGACGAAAGAATCTGGAATATTGATGGACTCCCCCGCTATACCGGCGAACAAGAATATCTCACACACTTACAAAAGAATCGACGCTCTCCCGTCGTTCTCTATAACAACCATCGGAACAGGCCAGGCAGATGTTACGGTTAATGATAATATCTTACAGACTGATTTAAAAGTCTTGAAAGCTATTCAATCAGAACCCATCGAAATTGCTGATTCATACCCAGGCGGACCCGAAGCGATGTTTAGGGACGACATGCCCGCATTTAATGAGGGCTACGGACAGGGCGCATCTACTCAGTTAATTTACGGTGACAATGCCACGTTTGGCGATGCCGCCGGGATTAAGGGTTTACATTATTGGGCGAAAGCATACAGTAATGTTACACAGATGGGCGGGGCGTCAGGCTCACGAACATCTATTTTTGCGGTTAAATTCCGTCCAGGTCGTAACGGTTGTGGAATACTATTTAATCCACAGGTCGCCGCCGCGTCTGGTTTGATGGATGTCTTGGTCATGAATGGCGGACAGCCGACATTAGAAGTCACTAACACGACAACCGGCGCGAAAAAGCCCGTTTATCAGGTATTGTATCAATCTTATCTTGGCTTATTGTCAACGTCATCATTTGATATTGCCGCAATCACTCAGATTCAGGACGCTACAGGTAAAAAACCGACATCAGCCGGAATGGATACGATGTTGGCACGGGTAAAGGCAAATCCTGCGAATACCATAATTTTCATGAACCGAACGAGTAAACGACTTGTGGGCGAATTGAAAAATAGTAAATTGCAGATTGCACCAAGTGAAGTTGATTTCAGTAACAGGGTTGGGTCATGGGACGGAGTGCCTATCGTAATAGACGATAACATTCTCGACACTGAAACAACCGCATTGGATTAAGGGAGGTTAAATAATGGCTAACTACGGAAAACAAGTTATTACAATGCTCTCTGACGGGCAAGCGTTACCAAATGCAACAGCCGGGGATTCAACTAATATGGCCTATATTGGCAGACGCACAGGGGGCGGAATCGTTCTCAGTGTTTATGCTAAAACGGCTTTAGCAGTTGCAACTGGGCAAGCATTTAGTATTGAACTACAGGGTTTCACAGCGGATACCGCTGCATCAGCGACCTCTCCATTCAGTACGTCAAATGATGGAACTCAAGGTTCTGGTACTTTAGAAGATAATGCACATTATTATCTAATCCATAAGACGTCAGCAGATGGCGCGTTGGATGTTAGTGCCGGTGCTATGATTACGCAGATTGTTTTACCTGGTGAATTACTCGACCAATTAAACTATGATTGGATTCAGTTAGTTTATTCTACTGACGAGAATTTATCGGCTCAAACAGTTGATGCAATATTGACTCCATTGTTTTAGATAATGGTTAATCTATTAAGGGGTAGGGCTTTACGCCCGCCCCTTAATTAACACTTAATAGAGATTTTAAAATGGAAATCAAAGGCAAAGACATTATTCAGATAACCGATGGCGATAGCAAACACGGCAAAATTGTTACATTGGACCAGTTAAAAGAATTTTTCGTCCCTAAAAAAGTAGTTAAGAAAAAAGTCCCGGCGAAGCCAAAAACTAAGGTGACAAAAGCCGAAGCGAAGGCCGCCGATAAATAAAATTTAGTTGATTAATAGCGGGTAGGGAATTATAACAGTATTGCCCCCAAAACCGCGTAATAAGAAAGGTTATAAACATGGCTAATTTAGAAGGTGCAGTGAGAACTAATATGTCCCTCGGGGCAGATACAAATAGCGGATACGAGGAAAAAACGGTTGTAGATATTCAAGGCGCAACCGAGAGAGCAATTTTAATCACCGACGGCGATACCCCCACCATGCATATTGAATTTGTTAGTGATAGTGATATTTATTACAAGTTCGACAACACAGCAACAGCGGACCAAATTTCAACAGCAAATAGTTTACGATGGGGCGCGAATCCAAATGATCCGCGTACCAGACGAATCCCCAGGGAATTGGGATCGGGAATTTATTTACACGTTAAGCAGGTGACGAGTTCATCCGCAGGCGAAGAATTTAGATACGCCGAGTTATAAATGATTTACGGTGGCATATATAATAACGTAGGGCGCAAAGGACTAAACATCGGTCGATTGATGGGTGGGTTGTCCTCTGGTAGTTCCGGTTCGCCAAGTGGCGCGCCCGTCCCCGCACATTCCGACCTTGACCCGGTTATATCAAATATGATTATTGCGGACGGACAGGCTCAATTAGATGGGG